GTTCTTTATCCGCAAATGTTGCTGGGTCACCAGATCCTGGACCAACAGCAACGATTCCTCGTTCTACTGGAACATCTCCAATGTCTCCTGCACTCAGGTTAAGTGTTTGACCTGTAGATGCATTTTTGTTTCCTGTAATTTTATCATCAGAGTATGCTAATGCTACAAGCAAGTTTTCTAGGGTTGCTTCAGCAAAAGCGGTAGCAAGATTTACCTGCATACCTTGCTTGTATAGTCTTGCAACGTCAAGAATTTGATCTACCTGAACTTCACCGAAGTCTGGTTGGAACTGTAATTCAAGACCATTCATTGTGTAGCCAACGTTTGTATAGGTAGCAGATGCTGTAAGTGTATCTTTGTAAGATTCACTTGAATCAATCACTGCTAATGATGTCAAAGTTGACGGAGTCAAAGTTGTATCATTAATGAAGAATGCTGCTGCACCCACAATAATGTTATTTGACGTACCACGGCTATATGGCATATTATTTAACCTCTTTCATAAAGTATATATTAAGTTGTTTGGCGTGTTTCCTCTAAAACCAATTATACCGCTTTTTATGTATATCTAGAGTCTGAGTCAACCGAAACATGATAGTCATACTCAACAATTAACTTGTTTACGAACAGGGTTCTTGCCGAGGCTAGTTCTGCTACGTCTCTGCTTTCGTCTGCCTGGTATACCCTCGTACTATGGAACATAATATTAAACGGGGTAGAAATATCTGCATTAGCATCCAATATGGGGTTATTAATATTATACCTATTTACGTCCTCTGCTGAAGAATCTTCACGATCAAGGGCATTGGATATAACACGAACAGTGTCTATTAACTTGCCAACGTCTGTAGAATAAATAAAATATATCAATTGCTCTCTTTTTTGTAAGTAAAATGGAGTAGGCCTAAATCTCATCAATCTATCATAAACAATTAAAATAGGACTTTCTGTTTGTCTGATCTGAATGCTATCGTTATACAAGTCTTCAATGTTTGTTGGAAACTGCGCTGGAACCATTGGACTTAATCCTTCTAATGCTGTTATAAGTCCATAATGCTCTAACTCAGACAAAATATATTTGTTTAAGAAGGTTGGTGGAAATCCAGTATCAGTTAATATAGCCATAGCCTTATTCTACACCAATTGTTGCATTAGTTATCCACTTAAACCCTGTGTCAATTCCTTTACTTCTACCCGCTACTGAACCAGCCTTAAAATTTTTCTTGTACAGTGTTGGCTTCTTGATGTAGTCATATACTCCAGATGCTCTCAAAAAAGATTGTTTAAAATATCTAGTCATGAACTCATCAAATACAGATTCAAAACCACCAACAACAAAGTCTCCTCCTGGATTTTCAACTTTAATTGGTCTGCTTGTAAATATTTCTCCATTTGGTCCATTAAACTTTAATGCTTTAGATTTTGTTGGAGTAATTGTTACTGGAATTCCTTCTTCCATAATTTTTGCTTTATTGTAAAATGGGGTAGTCATATTTTCAGAAACACTTCTTGATTGTTTAAATGTAGAGTTAACAGAAAGTCCTAAGTTGCTAACTGTGTAACCTAAATTAAATAGTCTTGCACTTGGACTGCTAACTTGATTCCACTCATAGACATGATGTAGTGCTTTTGGATTGGCTCTGGCTTGTACATCAATATATTGTGCTAGCGCTTGAATAGCCCCTTTGCCTAATCTGTCAAAGAATATTTTTTTACCACGATCAACGCCTTCTAAAAATCCAAGGGAATAATTAATAATATTATTCATTTGTTTGGTAAAAGATGTCGTGCTCGTTCTTGCTATCACTAGTCACCTACAGTCTGATTTTCAGCCCTGCGCCACAACATTTTATAGTATTCGGTATATCCAAATGGGCCAGTAAATGGTTCAACTGTTGCTACTTCGTAGATTGTTCCTTTACCTGATCTTGCTCCCGCTGTTTCTTTATAGATAATCGTATCGGATGCATCTCTAATATTTGTTATAAGTATATTTGTTGTTGCGTTATTTGCATTGTTTGAAGAAAGTCTTGGATCTTCTTTTGTTCTTGCAATAAGTTTATTTTCATATTTTAAAAAATTATCTGGTTTAACATCTTCTGTTCCTGCTCCACCTACAGATGTAGCATTACAGGTAATTGTTCTATCGTATACCCAGTTTTTTGTAGGTTGGCCATAACCACCTTGTGCAAGAATTGGGAAGTAGATGTCAGCCTTCATGGGAAACATAAAATCTGTGACTTCGCATACATCCATTACAATACTCCAGGACGAACAATATTATTAATATATTTAGACAAAATTTTGTCTACAATAATATTTCCAGTACCCTCAATCATTCTTGCATCGTATTGAATTTTAAATTGATCAGTGCTGTAGTTTTTAATATATCTCTTATAATAATCTAATTTACCGCATCTAATATCTTCAACTAATAACTTTGTAGCATCTTGAATATCAATAGGCACTACCTTGTATCCAGTTTCTAATAATAATATAAGATCTATACCCGCTGGAAATGCTACTCCAGGAGTTACAGTCATAGTGTTTCCACTGTCTTCTGTATCAAAAAGTGAAAAAGAGTCTGACGTTCCAAGTGGCATTCTTGCTGGTCGTTGTTCTGCTCTATTTACTGCACCTTCTGCTGATGTTGGGTCTTTTGTGAGTGCGGTCTTGTCTTTAGTAATTACGTATGTGTAGTCTCCTACAGTTGGGCCATCTGGATTGTATATATCATAAACTAATTCTGTGTTTTCGTATACCCTTAATATTTTATGTACTTTTTTCCAAAGTGGAATATAATCTACTTCTTGTCCAACAATTTCAAAAAATTCACGCTCATAATAAAAACCACCAGTTATTGAATCAATGATTGCTCTTGCTAAATTTTCATATTCTGTGTATTTAGCAATTTCTGTTGCAGATGTTTGATTGTTTGCTGCTGCTAAAATTGTAGGATCTACGTATGGACGTTTTACTTCTAGGTTATCTTCAACAACTATATCTCCACGATCTCCTACAACCATTCCGCTTTCTTCTAAATCTTCATGAATTGTCAGAGCATACGATTTATCATATTTAATAAAATCATCATCTAATGTATAAGTAACTTGCTTGCTGGCATTTGATGTTCTATAAGAAGTAGTTTCTGATTGCTCTGCGACATCTTCAACAACTATAACGTATTTGGCATTAGCGTCTGGAACTGTGTACTTAACAGTTAAAGGATACGGAGGTAAACGAAGGACTACTGACATTATACTTTAGCGTAATAAGATGCTACTTCTTCAGGTTGTGCTATTCGTACTAACCTGTGAGTAAGCCACTTTTCCGATGCCTCCTTTGAGACTATGTTATACCCCACGCTCAATGCTCCCAAACCATCCATATGAAGATTTCTGTCTGAGTGTAATGCTACTTTGTTTGTTAAGTCTTTATTTTTACCTGCTTTTTCTGCAGTTTCTTCTGTTATTTCTGGCGGAATCCAACTAGCCAAGATTTCTAAAATTTCAAGTTTTGTGTTTGATTCAAATAATTCTATGTTATTTTTTTTTGCATATGCTTTTAGTGCCATAACTGTCTTATCTTTTAATTGATCCATTGTTAAATTCATTTTTTCTCCCATGCTCATCTGTAATTATACCATCAGAAAGACAATAAGGAGGACGGGTTTTATGCCGTCCTCCCTAGTACGTGATGACTATATTTTAGGAATCAGCACTATCTGAGTCAACATAAGCGACTGCATCTAGTTCTTCCCAAGCAAGACCAAATCGTACGAATACTGTGTATTCAATTGTGTCTTTCTTTGGCTTGTATTCACGGTTTACAGTGATGTCTCTCTGGAAGCCCCATACACGGTTAGAAGGGAATGTTAAATCAACATAACCTGCTGGGTAGTAAGGAACTTCTAGTACATCTACACCTAGTACACGAGTTGTACGTGCATTACCAAATGTCTGTGCAGCACCATCCATGTAATCTTGACGGTTTTGCTGTGTGCTACCAGTGCGATCAGAGAACGCTGCTGAGATAGCATCTGCTAATGTACCGTTGTTACGAACAATACCAGCAAAAGCATCAGTACCTGCGTAGAACTTAAGATTGCTCTTAAGTGCACGGTACTTACGAGGCATTGCTAATAGCAAGCCTTGCATTACTGATGTGGTG